TGGACTTGATGCGTCAACAAATCTTCCTCGCGTATAAGGTCTTGCGCGTAAAGCATTGTGTTGCTATTTTGCAACAGTAGAGGAGACTACTGATGGATGAAGGCAAGAGAAGGGAAGAACAAAACAGGGGTGAACGCGCTAAAGCATTGATGCGCGACCCTCTGATTGTTGAAGCGTTTGAAGTACTTGAGGAGAAGTACATGAACGCACTGAAAGATTCCTCGTCATCGCAAGATGAACGAGAAACGCTCTTTCAAATGTACCAAGCACTAATGGTGGTGCGAGGCCATTTGTCAGAAGTCATCGAGACAGGTGACTTAGCAAAACTGGAGTTAAACTCCTAAAGAATCCGTAGAGGAGATTAGAAATGAGCGATGAACCCAGCACCCTGTTAGGAACTGGACAGTCTCTAAACAAAGGTCAAGCTGTTGACCTTCTCTTGAATACCAACGCCCCTGAAGAGGCAAGCGGCGATATTCAAGAGCCTGTAGCCGAAACAGAAGCAGCAGAGCAAGAAGAGATTCTTGAAGATGCTGAAGAAGTTGAGGCCACATCTGAAGAGGAACTGGAAGACGATGACGCTGAAGAGCTATCTGAGTCGGAAGAGGAATTTGATGATGAAGAGTATGACGTTGACCCCGAAGACGTAGAGTACGTTGAGGAAGAACTTCATACCGTAAAAGTTGATGGTGAGGAGATACAAGTAACCTCTGAGGAACTTGTCAAATCATATCAGCTAGAACAAGCCGCGCAAAAGCGTATGCAAGAAGCCGCAGAACTTCGCAAGACTTCTGAGGCAGAATCGGCAGCTTTAGCGCAGCAACGCGAGAAGTATGGGCGAGCTTTGGAAGCTATTGAAGCCCAGCTTAACTCAGTGCCAGAGCAACCCAAAGAATATTGGGATAAGCTCTATCAGGAAGACCCTCTCGAATGGGCCAAGCAACGCGACGCTTTCCGTGACCGCAAAGAAAATGTGGCAAAGGTACAGGCAGAGCGTTCAAGGATACAAAGAGAGCAGCAAGAGCAAATGGCGCAACAGCACCAAGAGTATCTTGCAGAGCAACAAAAACAGTTGCTTGAGCGTATTCCTGAATGGCGTGATGACGAAGTGGCTATGCGGGAGAAACAAAATGTTATCTCTTATGCACAGCGCATCGGTTACAGTGAAGAAGAAGTGGCGACGGCTAGTGACTCTCGTGCAATCGAAGTCTTACGCAAGGCGCACCTCTATGATGAGCTTATGGCTAAGAAGCCTGCCGCTCAGAAGAAGGTTCGCAAAGCACCGAAAGCAGTTAAGTCTGGTACTCCAAAGTCCAAGAAGCAAGTCAGAGCTAATCGTGACAAACAGGCACTTGAACGCCTAAATAAAACTGGCAGCAAAGATGCTGCTGTGGACTTAATATTAGAGAGAATGAGGTCTTAAAATGGCTCAATTTACTACTGCCAATGCTATTGGCGAACGGGAAGACCTGAGTGACGTAATCACTCGCATCGACCCTGATGAAACCCCCATCTTTTCTGCTCTGAAAAAAGAGACAGGAAATGGCGTATTTGTCGAATGGCAAGTACAAGAACTGGCTGCTGCTGTAGCAAACAACCACCAGAACGAAGGTGCTGACGCTACTTATGCAACGCCGACTGCCACCACTCGCTTGGGCAACTACATGCAAATCTCGCAAAAAGATGCACAAGTTTCTGGTACGCTGGACGCTGTTGACAAAGCAGGCCGCGACAAGGAAGTTGCCTATCAAAAAGTTTTGAAAGGTCTTGAGCTTCGTCGTGACATCGAAAAGTATCTGCACTCTGATACTGCACGTTCTGCTTCTGACCCGCGTAAAGCTGGTACTTTGTCAAGCTGGATTACCAACGTATCTATTGCTAGTGACGAAACTGCTTTCAATGCAGGTGTTGGTTCTGGTACGCACGTTCCTTCTATGGACGGTACGAATCGCGCCATGACTCTTGCTATGATTGACACTGCCATGCAAGCTGCTTACACCGATGGTGGTCAGCCGAACATGCTCGTCGTATCACCTGCCAAAAAAGCTGCTTTCAGTGACCTGAACAGCGGTTCAGTTGCAACCAACCAAATCAACTACACTGCTCCTCGTGAAGCAGCTATCGTTGGTTCTGTTTCGTTGTACCTGAGCGACTTTGGTCAGCTTGACGTTGTAATCGACCGTTTTGCTTCGGACGACCGTGTGTATCTGCTGGATAGCGACTATGCTTCCATCTGCACACTGCCGAACCGTAACTTCACCGTTCAAGAAATGGCGAAGACGGGTGACTCTGAGAAATTCCAAATTATCACAGAGTTCACGCTGAAAGTTTCAGCACCGAAAGCACACGGCGCTGTTTACAATCTGTCGTAAGTGTTGAGGGGGTAGCTTCGGCTACCCCCGTTCACTTTAGGGGAGAAAGATGAAGAAGAGACTTTTACAAAAAGATGCGGTCACGGGGAAAGAAACGTGGGCGCATTTTGATGAAGACGGTAAAATGATTTTTGAGAGCAGTCAGAATGTTGACGCTCTTCTTGCTAATAACCGCGATGAACGCAATGAATACCGCTCTGGTAGCCTGCAAGGTAATACGCAGCGACATCAACAGAAGGTTGCGGAAATACCCACAGCATTGTATCATCAGCTAATTCAAGAGCTAGGCCAACCAAAAGATAATCCTAATGGCTGGAAGAAATGGCTCAATGACTATGATAACAGGTTCTTTAGAACAAGTGGCGGTAGAGTATAATGGCAATCGGAACTTACGCAGAACTTAAAACGGCGATTGCGAACTTCTTAGCTCGTGATGATTTGACTGACCGTATCCCTGAGTTTATCTCTCTTGCAGAGGCGCGTATGAGCCGCGAACTTGGTACACGTTCCCAGACAAAACGCGCTAACGCTACACTGTCTGCTGGCGATGCGTTTGTTTCCCTACCAACTGACCTGCGTTCTATTCGCTCTGTAAAGCTAAATACAACACCTGCTGAAGTGCTTGAGTATTATACGCCTATGGCGCTTGACAGCCACTATACATCTAATGCAGCAGGCAAGCCTCGCGCCTATACAATCTTTGGTAGCGAGATTAAGTTTGCGCCTACACCTGATAGCGCCTACACGGCAGAGCTTATTTACGGTGAGGGTGTAGATGAGTTGTCTGACAGTAACACTAGCAATACAATCTTAACCCGTCATCCTGACGCATATCTATATGGCTCTTTGGGCGCTGCTGGTGTATATTTGATGGATGACCAGAAGACTGCTTTGTATGAGCAGTTGTTTACACGCGCAATTACAGAGATTAAACGTGAAGAAGCTGAGAGTCAGTTTGCTGGCTCTGCTCTTCAAATGAAATCTGATTACGGAGAATAGACATGAGCGCAATGAGCGATTATTTGGAAGATGCCTTCCTTGACCATTTCTTAGGCACAAGCAGCACCTCTGCTCCTGCCGCTGTTTACATTGGGCTGCACACTGCTGACCCGACTGATGCTGGCACTGGCGCTGAAGTAAGCGGCAACGGCTACGCACGTCAGGCTATGGCTTTTGGTGCTTCATCATCTGGAACTGCATCAAACAGCGGTGCTGTTGAGTTCCCTGCCGCCTCTGGTGGCAACTGGGGTACGATTACACACATCGGTATTTACGATGCTTCGTCCTCTGGCAACCTGCTGTTTCACGCAGCATTGACGGCCTCTAAGACAATCAATGATGGTGACATCTTTAAGGTAGCAGCTTCAGGCGTTGACATTACGGCGGCCTAGTCATGGCTGACATCGTAGGGCCAACACTTGAGCAGTTAGATAACTGGGGTGACTTAGACAGTCTCCCATATTCACTAGATAGTTCTATCTGGCTGACTGCCGCTCTGCGTGAGGGTGAGTCTACTCCATCCACATCTGCATCTGTAGCCGCTGTTGGCTTTGGTATCTTTGAGGGTGCTGCCGCAGCATCTACAGCATCTACTGTAACCTCTGAAGGCATACGCATACAGCTTGGCGCGAGTAACATAAATGTTACCAGCACTGTTGCCGCTGATGGTATTCGTATCCAGTTTGGTGCGTCTGCACTTGCTGGGCCGTCTACAATGTCGGCAGAGGGTGTGCGTATCGTTGTTGGCGCTGCTCAACCATCTGCATCAGCTACAGCAACAGCAGAAGCTATTAGGGTTGTTATTGGTGCATCGTCACCGTCTGCAAATGTCTCCGTATCTGCTGACGGTATTCGCATCCAGCTTGGTGTATCCTCTATCTCTTCTTCTGCAAGTGTTAGCTCTGCTGGCATCCGTGTGCGGGTTGGTGATAGCTCCATATCTACGTCTGCGTCTGTTAATGCAGAGGGTGGGCTACTTGCTATCGCTACAGCCAGCCTGCAAGCGTTTGCTACTATCCCAGATGTCACTGCTAACTTTGAAGTGTTCGCCACTGCTAATCCGCAGCCTGTCGCTACAGTAGCCGTAGAAGCTGAAAAACTAGGCGAATTGTGGGGTGTTATTGATGCCGAAGGTGAGGTATGGTCTGAGGTAGCAGATGAAGGCGAGAGTTGGACTGTGGTGTCTGCTGAAGGTGAAAGCTGGACACCTATTGCTGCTAGTTCTGATACTTGGACAAACGTGTCTGCTGAAAATGAAAGCTGGAGTTCGCAATGATTAGCTTTGGGGAATTTTTACCTGACCAATCAGATTTTGGTAATGCAGGTGTTACAGTAGCCAACAACGTCATTCCTGCGGCTGCTGGCTATGAGAGTATGCAGAACATCTCTGAGATTAGTGGCGCTGCTGACCAAGTGATTGTCGGCATGTTTGCTGCCGCTGATGATAATGGCAATGTTGGCTTGTATGCTGCTGACCGCACAAAGATTTACAAGTTTGATACGACTGATGGCTCGCTTGATAATGTTAGCAAGTCTGGAAACTACAGCACTGGCGCAGAAGACCGCCCTCGCTTTGTTCAGTTTGGCGAAGCTGTGATTAGCACAAACTTTGCCGACCCCATTCAAACAGCTACTGCTGCTGGCGCTGGGTTATTTGCTGACCTTTCTGCTGATGCACCAAAGGCTAAGTATCTTGCAGTTGTGCGTGACTTTGTAATGACTGGCTTTACGCATGACTCAACAGATGGCAACAAGCCATATCGTGTGCGCTGGTCTGCGCTAGGTGATTACACAAGCTGGGCTGTGTCTGCTACGACTCAGGCTGACTTCCAAGACATTCAAGACATGGGCGATGTGACTGGACTTGTCGGCGGTGAATATGCCACTATTCTTATGGAGCGAGCTATTGTTCGCGCCACTTACACTGGCCCGCCGCTAATCTGGCAGTTCGATAAAGTTGAGACTGCTCGCGGCTGTCAGGTTGCTGGTTCAGTCTGCAACATTGGACATACAGT